CCTCGTTCATGGCGCCTACCTGCATCAAGCTTTGAGCCGGTGCAGACAACCCTTGGTATGCTGTGCCAAGCTGGTTGAATGCCTGACCTCCCATATTAAACGCGTTCGAATTAGCCGCGTCCTTGCGCTGTTGGAACGCTTGATACTGACGGGCGCCCAGATCACCTATCGTGTTGGCGAGCGTCTGCTGGTGAACGCCCGAGCCGTACCGGCCTGCCCCGCTTGCGCCGGCATTGACGTTGTTGCGCGCGAGATCGACAACCTGCTGAAAGCCGGGATCGGAATTGATGTCAAATGTACTGTTGGCGACATCGCGCGTATTGTTCAGCGCGTCGAGCTGTGTCGCGTTATAGCCACCATTGTTGATGACGCCCTGCAACTGGCCCGTCAGGCCTCTACCGCCGATATTGGCATTTGCCTGGTCGGTGATGGCGTTCATGCCCTGCGTCGTCTTGGCATCCCACGGAACGACGGTTGAGCCGGTATAAACCTTCGACCCGACGCCAGAGTTATAGAGGCTCTGCGCCGCGCCGATCGACTGCTGAAGCGCTGGCTGGGCTCCTGACCACGGTGCGTTGTTCGTGGTCTGAGTTGTCGTTGACTTGCCGCCACCGCTCATAGGCTAACCTCGTAAGTCATTCTGAGGCGCTTTGCCTCGGGAATTGGCACTTTCCAGCCTTCACGGCCTTCGAACACGAAGCTCTTCGCCCCGTTATCCCTGGCCATGCTCCAGATGAATTCCTTGCCGCCGTCGAACCACTGCTCCATGCCCCAGCCGACAATTGCGAGGCACCGGAGAACCGGCTTATCCCACTTCTGGAACTGGACGATCATGGCGGCTTTCAGCTCTGTCTCTTCGAAGGCGACAACGAGAAATGCCTGGCCTGACCGGCACATCTGCCACAGTTCGCCGCTCGTCAGGTCGCCGCCGGTTTTCTCGAATGCTTTCTGCAGCCGATCACTAATCAACGGCCAGATGGGGTCGATCTCGAACAGGTTCGCTATGGCTATTTTCATTGACCGCGGACGCTGCTCACTTCGGCGATGACAGCGACGACATGCAGGGCATTTGCACCGCTGGCGATCACCTCAAGCTGCCATCCAACCGGGACCTGCACGCTGTGGTCCTTGATGAACAGTGTCGTATGCGAAGCGACTGGGAACACATCGTAAATCTTGAAGAGGTTCGTTCCATCGTTCAACTGCAGCGTGAAATTCACCGAGCCGGCGCTGTCGTTGCAGACCGACATGCTTTCCAGCGTGCCACGAAGCTTGTCCGAGCTTTCGTAGATATCGACGGCGGTCGTAACGGTCAGATCCTTGCAGATGGTCTTGGCATTCGCCATCAATGGAATATTGACGCTCATCTCACAAATTCCCTGATGCTGCGCCGTTGGCGTTCACAGCCGTCAGCGTCTTCCAGATGGCGCCAGCCGGGATGATGGCCCGGAACGCATGCAGGAGCCCGTCAGCGCGGAAATTTGCCCGATATGATCGTGTGTTCGGCGTCTGCGGCCCCTGCCACGTGGGCGAATCCCCGTGGAAATCGAGAACAGCGCAATCAACCGTCAGGCTCGTTGCATCCGTGATCGGCCGAATCTCCGAGACAAAGGCTCTAGAGCCCTGCACAAGTTGCGTCTGGCCTGTCTCTACCGTTGCCTGCTGTGGCAAGCCGGTGAAGAACCCGAGACGATACGAGGCATCGAAACCGGCAAAGGATGGCGGACCGCCCTGATATGCCGAACTGTCGAGCGAGAGCGGCAGGAGATCGATCGACGAGGAGATTGCATCCAGATCCTCAAGCGTCTTTGCCGACGTGGCGAACACACCGAGCCCGGAAACAGCCGTATCGGACTGGAACCAGCGATCGAGTTGCCATGCATAGCCGATGATATAGCCGTTGCCGGTCGCATCCTCGTAGCGCCACATCACCACCTTGCGGAAAGGATCGTAGACGCCCTTGATCTTCGCCCGTGTTGCATCGTTCGTGACGCTCTGTATCCAGCGATCGACGCGCTCTGCACCGATCGGCGTGGCACTGACGCCGCGATAAAAGCCAGTATCCGAATAATAGACGAAATCCCCGCGGCCGATATCAACCAGCGACAGCGGCGCGGCACACCCGCGCCCTTCAGCATAGGGAGAGAATGTGAAGACATATCCGGACGCCGGGTCGAAGGTCATCGTTCTGAAGCCGGCCCGGAACGCCAGGGTGGCGCCGGAGCCGTTCACGCTAATCGCCTGCAGCTCCTCGCCGTCAGGGAAGGTGTTGATGTCCGAAAGCTCTTCTCCGGGCGTCCATTGCTCGGAATTGTTGATGCCGGACCACTGGATTGCCGATCGATCGGTGTCATGCTGAAACAACGCGACGAAATCGCCGATTACCTTTACAAACCTGGCCTTGGGCGGGCTTCCCGGAAGTGGTGCGAAATCAGTGCTGACCCCGATATCGTAATATTGCGCACCATTCGTCAGATTGGTTGCGATAATGCGCGAGCCATAGACGTCAAACGACCACTCATCCCCATCCGGAACGGCGTAAGGCGAACCTACACCCGAAACGTCCGTCAAAGATCCGTCATTCTCTACCTTGTACAGCGCTGTAGTCGTCCCGGCTATCGTCACCTGCGTCCCGGTAGACAGGCGCGCCGTGATCGAGCCTTTCGGAGCGCTTGGCAACGCATCCGCAGCCGGCACAAGAGATGGCATTGGCCCCCATCCGTCAGCAACAGGCAGAACGTTCAATGCCGATGCCGTGGCGTTGCTGTTATACGTCGCCTTGTCTGGCTCGAAATTCGAGAAAGGAATAATCACGGGGTGGAATCCGTCCGGACATTCCAGCGGGCACGTCCCATGAGGCCCAGCGCAGGATCAACGGTCAGCTGGCCGCGCTTTTTCCTGGCGTTGTCATGCGCCACTTCCGCCGTGAACTGCTCCAGCATGTCCTTCCACATGCCGATCGCAGCATCCTTGACATAGGTGCAGCCCCAGACGATCGATGCAGCCAGATATAGATCCGGATTGTTCGTCAGAAACTCGTTGGTCGGCGCCGCATTCGAAAGGGCAAAGCGGCCGAGATAGACAAAGCGGAAGGTGTAGGCCTCAATTAGCGGGCGGTCGAGGCTAATCATGTCGCCTTCGATCGCCCAGATGGATGGAGCACCCTGGATCTGCGTCGTGGAAAAAGTGCCGAGAGGACGCGGAACCATGAAATATTCCGTTTCGCCCTGGCGATAATAGAGATTCTGCGGCTCCTGAACCGACAATGCTGAGATATCCAGCGTTTGCGCGCCGATAGAGCCGCTGAGGATGGCTGTGGTGCCAACAGGCCCAAGAAGACGGTTTAGACGCGCCTCGCCGAGAGAGATGAAGTCCGCTGCCTTCCCGGAAACGTCATTACGGGCCATCCAGTCGGAGATTTCCGCTTGAAGATCGGTGTAATTGTCAAATGGCATTGACGTCCTCCAGCCACTTCTCGACATCGCCGGTGTAGAACCGGTTGCCGTCGTGATGGCGAAGTTTCAGAGAAGGATCGAGCCAGACGGAGCCTCCGGATTCGCGCCAAAGACGGCAGAACCCGTAATCTTCGCCCCAGATCTCGCCGTTGAGATAGCCGGTCGGGAAATAGTCGCGCATCTCGCGCCCATTCTCATCCTTGTAGGGGTTGGCTTCGATCGTCTCAAAAGCCTTGCGCGAGATCTTGAGAAACCCGGTCGGAACGCCTTCGACCTTGTAAAGATCGTTGTGCCTTTCCGGTGATCCGCGCACATGAAACAGCGTGTCGTCGCGCTTGGCCCGATATGTGCCGCCGATGACGTCTTCCGGACGCCTGGCAAGCTTTGCCATGTCGCCGGCCGTCCAGCTGATATCGGAGTCGAGAAAGACGAGGCAGTCAGCCTCTTTCACGTCAAGGAAAGATCGGGCGATCCTATTTCTGGCAACGCCAATCAAGGAACACCCGATTTCCCAGAGAATGAGGAAGTGGACCCCCTGCCCGAAGCCAAGCATTTGTTCGGCAAGCAGGGAATCCACGGTGTTTGCGTATGGCCGTCCGTCAATGCACGGAATGCCGACGCATACGAGCATCAGGCGATAACGCCCAAGGCTGCGAGAGCCGCGCGGACTTCCACCAGAGCGGCGGCGATGTTCGCGGGGGTCGTGGTGCCTGCCGTGAGAGCCGCGGCAAGCGTGCAGGTCTGCTTGGCAACAGGCGTTGATGTGCCATAAAAACCAACCTTGTCGGTCGAGCTGCGGCCGAGGTTGGTACCGTCGTCAGAACCGGCGCCGAGATATTCGATAGGCATGGGTCTGTGTCTCCTTAGTTGAAGTGAAGACGGGTTGCCCACTCGGGGCGAAGCGTCTTGTAGCCGTACAGGACGTCGATGCGGCACGGCAGGTTATCGTTGTTGATATCGTACTGGCGCACGATACGGAGCGAGATGCCGTCCTGAACTTCGCGACGTGCGAAATCCACACCGTTCGGCATGACCAGATCGGCCGTGGCGAAGGTGAACGCGTCTTCCTGATAGAGGAGAGACGTGGTGTCCTGGCCAGATGCCGTGCCGGCGACGACGACGGTCTTGCCGGAGCCCGCGGAGTTGATGACAACGTTCTGCTTCGCGCCGGAGGTGACAGGGGTAGGAGAAACAGTGATGTTGCCAGCGCCGCCCGCGTAGTCAGCCGTGATGACGAACTGCTGAAGGACGCCGTTGTCAACCTTGGTTTCCGGATGCACCGAGTTGACGCCGACGATGGTGATGATATCGCCCTTGAGCAACGAGCCGGTGCCTGCGGTGACTGCGACAGTCGCAGAGCCAGAGGTGATACCGGTCGAGGTATTGACGACATAGTTCGCATCGGCTGCGCCGCGGGTGAAACCGGGCCACAGGGTGTTTTCCATGAAGTCGTAGCCGGCGGCGCGGCCCATATAGCCTTCACGGTACTGCTTGGACAATTGGCCCTGGTCGTTGAACAGGGTCTTGGTGTCCTTGACCAGCGTGGACATGTCCATGGAGTTCATGTTCGCGCTGCGGTCGTTCATCGGGGCGAGGCCACGCTGCATCAGCACACGGCCCGAAAGCACGTCGTTGTATGCAAGGTTGGAGCCAGGCGTCCAGATGGCATTGTAGACGTCCTTGAACATCGTCATGGCGTCGTATTCGACGTTCGCAGCAAGAACCGACATGGCCGGGTCTAGAATGCGCTTGGAGAAGTCGTCGAGGGAGAGCGTCAGATCGACAGACGAGAAGTTCACGTCAACACCCTTCTGGGTGGCAACAGTGAGCGTCTGACTTTCTTCCGAAGTGTCCTGCGTGTCGATCGTCTTGCCCGTACGGACAACATAACGGTTCGGCATGCGGATTTTCAGGTCGGAGCCGATCTTGGCGCCGGACTTGGCGAAGCTGTCATCGTACTGACGGTTGATCGAGCCGATGAAATTGAGCTTCTGATGGAGAATGCGGAGCGCTTCTCGCGTCACCGCAGTCGGGGTAAGAATGGTATTCGACATTGCGTCTGTCCTTTGAAGAGAGGGTTAGCCCTTCTTCGCCAGTTGCGCGTTGCGGCGCTTCAGCCACTCGTCACCGGATAGGCGATCGTCGAGGCCCGCAACCGGGTTTGCTCGCGCCGTGACCTTGGTGAGAGGCTGCTGAACATGCTGCTGTGCTGGCTTGGGAGGGGAGGCTTGCTTCTGGAGAGCCTGATGGCCGAGATGGGCAAGATACAGAGTGCGATATACCTGCGGGGTATACTGGGCACGCAGGGCATCGACGGTGAAGCCAAGTTCCTTCGTGGCAAATTCCGTGATCTTGTTGTCCAGATCGGGCGACCAGCCCTTGAGTTCCTTTTCCGCAAACGCTCGTGTTTCCCGAAGTCGCTTGTCAGTTTCCTGGGCGACCTTCTCGGACAGTTCGGCCTGCGTCTTGTCGAGGTATTGAGCGACCTGACCGCGCTGCTGCTGGAGCTGCTGGTATTGACGCCAGTGCGACATAGCCGCCATGGGGTCTTCATTTTCCAACTGCTGCCAGTTGACATTTTCGTAGTTCTTGAGCGCGCCATCGATGTTCATGATGGCTGCTCTTGCCTCCAGAACATCTTGCGAAGTCTGGTAAGCCTTATCGGCTTCTGCCATCCTGGCTTCGACCGATTTACGCTGCTCGGCGACTTCCTGCGTCTTGCGGGTGTAGTCGGCAGTGCGAAGAAGAGCGTCCTTCAGTTCTGGAGGAAGCTTGTATGCCTTTCCTTCGTATTCGACGTCGGCTAGCTCCGGCTCAAGCTGTTCGCCATTGCCTTCTGCCAACTCGTCGCCTTCAGTGACCTCGGTTTCAGTTCCCGGTTCTACTTGCGTATCGCCGGCATTCGCTGCTGTATTGGACTCCTGCTCTCCGCCTGCAGGCATAGCCTGTGCATCGGCAATAGCCGTCAAAGCCTCTGTCATCGAGGTTCACTCCATCGCTGGTTTGGTGAAAGAAAAGAGCGCCTGTTACCCTTGGCGCGAGGGAGCTTGTGCGGCCTGCTGGGCCTTTTGGTTCACGGACATGGCATGCGTTGCCACTTTCGTCCGTGCATCCTGCAAGATCTTCATTTGATCGTTGGCAAGATCGCCTTCGACCTCCATGCGTTTCGTGCGCGCATTGTATTCGTCGACGCTCTTGTCGGCCTCAAGAGCCTGAACCTTCTGCGTCAGCTCCTGAATGGCCTGCTGCCCCTGCTGGATCATCTGCTGGACTTCAGGCGGCAAGCCCTTGTTCTGAAGCGCCGGGTTGATGGATCTCAGACGATCGGCAATCTCATCCGCTCCAGGCCAATCGAGGTTCATGGCGAGGATATCGCCAATGACAGGAGCAGCTGCCGGGAATGCGCGGATGAACTCCGTCATCTGGAATGCCGCTTCCTCGCGGCGGGTAGTGAAGCTCGGACCAGTGGTCACGGTCAGGTCGTATTTGCCGGCCGTCAGATCGTGCAGTGCGAAAACAGGATTGCCTTCCTTGTCCAGTTCTGGCTGTCCGTCAGGACCAATGACAGGAGAAGGCTCTTGGCCGTTGACCTGCACTGATTTCGGCGAGCCGTCTTCACCGAGAACACGAATTATGCGCTCATCGCTATAGACCTTCGGAATGAGGTCAATCAGGATCCGGCCGGTATGACGGATGGCGCGCGACAGGTTGTCGATGAAGTGGAATGTCGCAACATCCCCTTCCCGCTGGCGGGCCATGATGGCTTTGCCACTAGTCTCATTCGAGCGAGCGCCAAGGGAAGCATCGTAAATGCCGATGATCGCCTTCATATCGTCGGCAGCGTTCAGCGCCTCTTGGAGAGCCCCAGCGGCTGGACCGACATCAAGCGGCTGGCGCTGCGGCATTTCCGTGTCGAATTCAAGATATGAATGGCTTGTCGTGTTCGCAGTCGCCCAGCGATCCGCGTCGGAATCGAACGTTCCCTTGCGCCCGACCCACGGCACACGCGGCGACAGCGCGACAAGCTCCGTGCTTGTCGTGCGCCAGTAGTTGAACATCCGCTGCGCATCCTTGGCGCTGTGGATCAGGCTGCGGAGATAGCGCTTGCCCTCGACCACGATTTCATCGCCATAGACCGGGATGATCGGGATATACCGACCAGGCCAATCGTTGACCGCCAGGATATCGGCGCCGCTCATGATGATCTGCGTCACCTTGTGCGATTTGGTGGTGCGCTCGGCTACAATCTGGAGCGTGCCAGCGGCAACGCCGGCCTGCAGATCAGGGTCAGCCTCAAACTCTTCCTTGTCGTAGACATAGCCATTCGAGCATTTTACAATGACGCGTTCTACTTCCTCACGCCGCCACCATTCGGCGATCATCACCGTCTCATCATCAAGCCAGACGCCAGCATCGCCCCAAGCATCGCCCCAAGCATCGCTTTCGAAATCGACATTGACAGCATCGCCGTCTGCATTCTTCTTGCTGCCGTACTTGGCTTCGAACTCCGCCTTGCGCATCGGTTCGACGACGAAAGCAACGTTCCAATCGGAGGAATCGGCCGACATGCTGTCAGGATCGCCATAGACCGAGAACTGGTTGGCAACGCGCTCGATCGTCAGATCCATGTCGAACGTGTCATCATAGGCATAATCCATGCCCACACGCCAATAACCAAAACCGCCGGCAACGCTGGACTCAATTGCCGTGTCATAGGCGACGTCAGCATTGGACGTGTATTCGATATTGCGGATCAGCCCGTTAATGACCTCAGCCGTCTTCGGATCTGCACCGCTATCGACAGGGTGAACCTTTATCGATGGCTTATTCTGGCGGGCATCGTTGACGACTTGCCGGATGAACGCCGGCATCTTGTTGATTGTCAGGCACGGCCGCTGCTCAGTGTCGCGCTGCCTGCTGATATTATCAGGCCATTGTTCTTCGAGGCGCGAGAAACGGATATCCTCAAGCGCAGTGAGGCGGTTATCCTTTTCCGCATCCTGGCAGCGCTCAAACGCCGTTTTGCCCTTGGCAAGCAAGTCTGTGGAAGTGTCCGCCATCAACCCATCCAAGCCCCAGCGCCTTGAGCGCGCGGATCTCTTTTCTTCTTAGGACGCTCAACGACAGGTGCCGCGAAAGTCAAAGCTACGGAATCCCATTCATCAGGGGATCGAACACCGCGCTTGCGCATCTGCTCTTTGCTCTCAATAAGAACGTATTGGTTTGCGTCGTAATGGTACTGAGGGCCGCAAGCATCGGCCTGCAGGCTGTCCTCATCGGGGATGTCAGCGCCGCCTGGTTCATCCAGCCAATCGCGGGAGCGCATCCACATTTCTGCTCGTCTGTTGCGCGGGCCTGGCCGCTTCTCGCCATTCGGGAGAACGATTTCCATACTCTGAGGCGATCCGGCGAAGTCGATTGCCTCGACAACATCTGAATAGGGCGAGCCCCAGCTTTTCAGAATGTCGAAGACGCCAGCGCCTTGACCGCCAACATCGATGAACACCTTGTCAGGATGATCTTGATCAATGACGTTCTTGATCCAGTTTGCACCGGCCACATTGTCAAGCTTCTGCTTGCTTTCCTTCTTGATAACCTTTCGGCCACGACGCCATGCCAGCGAAAACCTGTCGTCACCGAAGCGGGAAGGGTCCGCCCCGATGATCAGCGGGCCTATGCCTTCGAGGTTGGCCTTGCGCGCCTTGACGACTGGTTCAGGCTTGATGAAGCTGTCGTGCCCGGTCATCTGGAAAGCCTCTGCAGCCGTGGCCGGGTATTCCTGCTTGAACAGTGTCGTGTCTTTCAGCTCGGCTATCTTTGCGCGGCGCCAGACCATTTGCCCGAGCGTCAGGCCATATGCTGCTTGGTATTCCTGCTCTTCCTCGTCGAGCGTGAAGCCATCGGGAACAGCGCGGCAATATTCAGGTTGCCAATACCAGGGGATGAAGATGGCGATATAATCGCCTATCCCCGCCTCTGCCTGCTGCCAGCGCTCGTGAAACTCCCCGCCGACGCCGTTGGCCGTGCTTTCTAGAATGACCTCTGTTTCCGGCAAGTCGGGTATTGCTTGGACAACGCCCGCGAAGTGCGTCGCTGCATTCGGCCAGAATGCTACTTCCGAACCGTGGAATAGCTGCACTGTCTGCGATCGGCCTACTGCCTTCGCGCCTGCCGTACCGACAGCATAACCGCTATCAAGGCCGGGGAATGCCAGTTCCTTCGCGTTGGCTGCACCAGTGACAGGGCGAACAGGCTGCGGGCAATGCTCGTGATAGCGCTCGACCATGCCGAACAGGTTGTTCGTGGCATCCTGCTCATGAGTGAGGATGAACACCCGCTTGCCGCGGCTATGCGTGACGCGATGATAGAACCGGCCGCCGACATAGGTGGAAATGCCTTGCTGCCTGCCCTTGAGGACGAGCGCCCTGACCTTTCCTGTTTCTGCCTTCTGCTCTTCAAGCTTCGAATGCAAATAGATCTGCGCTGCGTTGAGATTCAGTGGCTCGACCGAACCGCCCTTGGTTCTGATTTTGAGGCACTTTGCAGCGTAGTGAGGAAAGTCATCACGCAGCTTGCGCCGGATGGCCTTCTCTCTGTCACTTATCGAGCTCATCCAGAGCGTCTTCGTGGGAAATCGTCAGCTTGCCGTCCATTGTAACGGCGCTGAGATCAGGCAATGTCTTACGCAGAAGAATCTCAATCGCCTTCAATTTGCCGGCATCAAGATCGACGGTTTCACCGTTATCGCCTTTTTCGCCTAACGCATAGAGCTGCAAGCGCTTTACGAGCTGGGTGGTCTGGATTGCAGCTCGGGTTCTTTCCTGCTGCTCTTGACTTGGAAGAGCCTTACGGGCCGCCATGTAATCCTCTACGCATCCACGCTAGCGCACGAGCTGGTGCATGCTGTCACGCGCCTAACCACGAACGGCGGCATGAACCCAACAGGGCAGCTTGAGAACGTGATGGCTGTATTGCTGATGTTGCCGGCCGGGACGACAGAGATATCGCCTGTTGCCAGCATGACGACGGCCTTCGGGATCGGGTCGAGGTCTGTATTGCCCGGCGTAATCGCTGCGCCCTTGGTGCCGAAGCTCAGAGCGGTCTTTGACCAGCCATTCCATTCAGGAGAAGCCATGACTTACCTGCCTTTAGATTTTGCCGGGACGATTGGAGGCCGCGGACCACTGAGTGGATTGATGAACATGACGAACTCTTGCTTTTGGCAATGAGCACACCGCCGATCGACATCTTGGCTCCAGCCGGACCACGGAGATTGGCGAATGTCTACCCACTGGTGAATGCCGATCCTGCAGAGGAAGTTGCGGATTGCTTTCATGCCCATGGCAACTGCCCCATCCCCACCAACACGCCGATCACGATCAGCACCACCCCTGCCGTATAAGCAGGCCAAGGGCCTATGGATGGTGAGTAGTGGATGAATGCTAGGAGAGCTATGAAGAGAATGATGATGGCGAGCATGCTGTGACCTTTGCCGGCTTGCACCATTGACGCCGTTACATGGGGGACTACTAACCCCGGCCCGGCGGCGTATCTTCTACAGATGCGATGGTATGCCTTGTCCCAAGCGCCGGCTGTCTCGGTTGAAAAGTCCCGAGCCTTTAGAAGAAGTTACCGCACGAATGCGGGCATATGAGATAAGCTCCAGGCTTCATGCGGATCTTACCAATGCGGCAGCGCCAGTATGATGGACCATACATCAGATCAGCCCGAGCCACTTAGGCGATGTCATAGCGAAAGCTGCGATGATGATGGCTATGATTATGAGAGTGTCGCGGGTCATGCGGGCGTTTGCCCAAGTGGGATAAACATCGCAGCGGCCGATCCCAGCAAAAGCATTCTCTGCCTCTTACTCATTGCTGGCTTTACGACTCGTCGTAAGTCGTTTCCACAACCTGTGCACTTGTGCGCTGTCTTCATGTGCTGTTTGCCGCATTTAGCGCAATGAGCTACAGGGCCTTTATTGCTCATCTCGCTCTCCTGAATGATCCCCGGCTACCGGATGGGTGGGGGTGTGGTCGGGAAGGCCGGCCATGTACGTGATCAGTCCACCGCCGTAGCAGCGAAACACCTAGGATTTCGGGGATCATCCCTAGGCCAGCACATTCCCCGATGTCGATTGCTGCGTTTCCGCGGCCTTCCCGATCTCTTTGCCTTGCGGCGAATTGGAGCTGAAAGCAGGACTCGAACCTGCAACCTCTAAGTTAGAAGCCAAGCGCTCTATCCGTTGAGCTATTTCAGCAAGCGGTTATGCGCAAATCATCACTATAGATTACCTATAGCCTGTTCGTTGTAACGGCGCAAGCGGTGTCAAGCGCTCTTCCGTTTCGTACCACGGTTTTCCATGCCCCACTCCACAGCAAGATCAGTGAGGCCGTCCTTTAGATAATCTGTAAGCGTCGTACGCTCTCGGTGAGCCTTCGCAAGCTCTTGAATAGCAAATCCTTGGCCGGCAATCTTGCTGACGACATCATAGCTGCGCATACCGAGCAGTTCACGGCATCGCTTCAATTCCAACCCTGCCTGGATCTGGCGATCGGTCAGAGGCTCGCGAGATCCGCCTCCGTCAACTGGCTCCCGGCTATAGTCGAAAGAGCCCGCTCCAGCGCCGCCCATGGCTTCGAATAACATGCGGAAACGATTGGCGGCAGCAAGCTGGGCCTCATCAATGTGCTTCCGGACGGCAAGCGTGACGATGGCGCTCTCTTTGATGTTGAGCTGCGCCTTGATCTTCACCGGGTTGCCAGATGCACCCTCATGGGCTTTCGAATAGAGAGGGTTGTCGACATAGACCGTCTCCATCTTCTCCTTCGGTTGCCAGACAGTGACTGGTTTCTTCTTCCGCGCCGCCTTTGCCATTCTCTGCCTCGTTATTGTGATGCTGCTTCTAATTCGTGAATCCGATCACGCACATATTTCCGCCGCTTCATGCAGAACTTGCGCTGACGCTCCAATGCCTTCCGGTGGTCGTCTGCATTCATGCCGTTGATCTTGACCACGGCGCTGATCACAGTGGTGTGGTCGCGCCCGCCGAAAAACTTGGCGATCTGCGGATAGGACAAATCCCGTCGCTGGGAATAAACCCGGTGCATGCATAGGTGCCGTGGGTAGACGACATCTACCGATCGGTGCTGGCCCTTGATGTCGTCCCATGTAATGCCGGGGAAATCCTTCAGCACGTCCTCGACGATTTCCTTGATCGGTCGCTTGAGGACAATGCTCGTCTCGACATCGATGCCAGATATCTGCAGGGCGGCGCGCAAGGCTGCATTCTCGTGGGCCAACTGGGAAATCGTCGCGTCAAGGGTTTCCCGCCATACACGCACATGCCAGTCGAAATTGATGTCTGCCCATGTCCACATAGGCTTTGGCTTCGGGCGCGTTACCTCGATGACCGGCGGCTTGACGATCGGCGCCGTGATAACCTTTAGCTCTGGCTTTGCCTTTATGGCCGCCGGTGGCGCGAATAGCCGGTCGCGCACTGCTTTCCAGTTCTGGTGCTGCTGGGAAAGGACTGAGGTTTGCAGTGTCATTTGGTGCCCTAACTTTCACTCGTTACTGGTGCGCGCTCGACAAGCTTCCCACAGCTTGTGCAGATAGCCCCTGAGAACTTCACGGTTCTTAGCTTCTCGACAAAAGCCAAGCTGGTTAATTGCGTCCCTGAAAATGCGCTGAAGTCTGGCGGCGTCTTGTCGTAAACTGGTACGAAGTTGCAGCCTCGAATCCACTTTCCCTTGCGGCTACAGTCGTTCATTCTGCTGCCTCCCTTTCCTGTCTCGGCGCGTACACCGCCTGCAGAGCATAGAAGTACCGAGCCTTTACCGGCCACTTCCGCTGCTTGCCGCCTAAGATCCATGCCTCTTGGTTGATTCCGGCCTCTACGAGATGGAGGTATTCCTTCTCGACGATCTGCTGTTGGCGGAGGCGATGGTCGATCATGGTGCCTCCCCCTGTGAGGGCGGTGTGGGAGTACAAACGGCGACTTCTCTTGCTTTTCGAATGACGTAGGTAATCACCTCATCAGCACAAAGCAGCGGATCCGCATACGCATTCGGTCCACCTATGATCTTGGAAATCTCCTGGCGATCTAGCTGAAACAATAGGTATTGGAGCGGCGTGCCAGCAACGATGGCATCAGGAATGGATGCGTATAGCGCGCGAGCCTCATGCCCGCCGTAGCCGTACCCCTCTGCCTCCGCCTTCGTCGGATATACTGTCATCGCATATTCCCACAGATCGCTACCGATCTTGCGGTGGTGGTCGATAACTTCCTGCTTGTATTTCGGTTGCCAAGCGACGGGCTCGCTCCCCACCATTTGTGGAACGGGCGATGGGGACT